GGATTGTACGAGTCCAGAGGATTACCCAACCATTCGTTGCGAGGACGTGAGTTGATAGTAGGAGAACCGAATCGAATCATACCAAAGATCTTACCTGAGTTCTTCTCTTTGACAATCTTCAACATTTGTTTGCCCGGAATACTAGATTCTACGGGCGCAGAAGTAACGATCTCCATGTACTGCATGAACTGGTTCTGTGGACAATCACCGATGACAAACTCCATATCATTGGGGTGCATGTCGAAATCATCGAACAGGTCATCTTCGGGGCCCATACCAAGTAGACCCGTGGGGAACGTCTTCATACGTTCCATCTTGATTTGACGCATATAGTCGTCAATACGGTCAAAGTTCGAAAAGAACTCCGTAAACACATTTGCTGCGTAGAACGCATCTTCTTTAGTTAGTAACATAAATTCCTCATCTCAATGTAACCATTATATATTATTACGAGGAGTTTGTCAATCTATTATATGAAAATAGTGATGACGAGTCCAAGGTGCATCTATGTATTTTTGATTGTACCCGTGATGATCTTGGGTAACACAAAGTTTCTTAGATATGACCTGAGTAGTAGGTGTTCTCCATGGATTGAATGTAATATTGGGATCATCTTTGTTGAAGGGTTTTTGGATGTTTCGACCAAAATGCAGAGTGTCACACCCGTGCCAAGGATGCACAATAGTTGTCTCACGACCTCTATAATTTTCATGTTTTAATACACGTGTAGTGTATGTCGAATATAATCTCTGTAGTGTGCAATATGGGCCACAGTTAATAGGGAAGTTACCTTGGGTCAACATATCGTATTGCCATGCAGCGGTTTCCTTCTCCAAGGTATAACACCCCATAAACAAACCAATGTTTCCATACAAGACATCCATTTCTTCAATAAACTTAATTATAGATTTCAACACATCTAAGTATTCTTCTTTAAAAAAGGTATCATGTTCCAATACTAAGAATCTCTCATCAGACTCGGACGCCATGCGCATAAGTTCCCAATGAGAACACATTCCTGCCTTCTCGGTAGGAGAATGGTCATCAGGGGCACTACCATATAGATCAGCCTGCATTAAAGAAGTTTGCCAATTATATCTTGACAAATGTTCTTCAAAATCTACAGAGTCTGGAGTGATCGCATGAAAGGTTCGAATCTCTTCTATTATACCCGCATCAATGGCAGGTTGAAAAGACTCACGTGATATACGTGCGTATTCTTCGGATACAGGATCGTCTTTTATTACTATCTGGTATGCGATCACTTAGGTAGGTTCCATTGTTCTTGGGGAAGGTTTACAACTCTCCGATGTGTTTCGGTATCCAGATTGTCCGCTCCTGCAAACTGGACATGGACAAACTTGGTGTTATCATCTCTCCAGTCATGGAGTTCTCTTCCCTCTATACCCTTATATCTACTGTAATGAATATAAGAGTTCCACCCATTATCCATACGTTGTACTTCAAAGTCGTGTACAAACATCATTGCATGTAGGTATGGTTGATCACAAGTATAGAACGAGTCTAGTCCCATGTTACGAACTAACTCAATATATATTGAAGGATCTAACCAAGTCTTCCGTGCCTTAACACGTGCTTCTTTTGAATACAAGACCATTCCTGTGTTGAAAACATCAATACCATATTCGTTTCTAGGTAAGTCCGTTCCGAACATATTCTTACATAAAAGAGCGAAACGTTCGTCTTGTTCGTGAGTGATGCGACCACCGGTAATAGTACGAATACGTGGCTGTTCTGGTTCTGTACAGATACCAATCTCACCGGTAAATTCGTCAAAGATGTTTGCCTCTAGACCTTCTACCGGAAATACATCAGTATCTGCAAATAGTATTTTATCGTATCTATCGAATGCTTCATTGAAGATGGGTTTGAATGCACCGTAGTGCGGAGAGTAGTTACCAAAGTTGTAACCAAAATGATTTTTGAGAAACTGAGGATTCTCTTCGAAGATGTACTCTGCACCAATACGTTCTGCGTATTCTTGCATGGCCATAACACCGGCACGACATGATTCTTTTACTTCACCGTCCCAATATTGATAAATCAGGTTCATGACAAATTTCCTTAAAGGTTGGGGCAAAGTCTCATGACCTCACCCGTTTTTCTTTTTATACCATCAGTGCACTAAATGTTATATAGAACGTAATTGCACTTGCTAAACTAACTATAGTCATTCCTAATCTCTCTGATATTTTATCAGATCGTGACCTTTCCATAACTTTTACTAACCTCTGTTTAATTATATAATGAATTATTTCATTACGTATATATGTATATAAACGCATACTCTTGATAGAGGCTATGCAAAAATATCATACCGCATTTAGAAATAAATGGATGGGTCAGGGTCTCCTTCAACACCGAAGGAAAAACTTACTCGACTATCGTGGGGAATCACTTGATGGTGGGTACCCCGAGGCAACCACACATAGTCGCCTGGATTGAACCAAAATGGTTCGTTGTTGTTATGACCCTCTACTCTCATCTCTACAGACGCAAGGACTTGTACTAAGAACACATCCATCTTGTCTGCGTGCCAAGGATAAGAGTCGGAGTTTTTACCAATACCGGTGAATGCTATATTGGTGATCTTGTTTCCATGTAAAGAAAAAACGTCCTGCATCTCTTGTTCGATTTCACGTGCGAAGTCGGGTGCAGACGGTCTACTATGGAAAGAGTTTAATCCGATACGAAACTTATTCGTATTAGAATCTATCTGTTCATCCGGATGAGTATTGAGTAGGTGCATATGTCTGTTCCAATCATATACATCACTTATTTCAAGAGGAAGTTTCCCGAAGAACGGGATCTTATCCGCAATGAATTCATCTTTATCTGTAAATATATCAAACATCACTTATTTCCAATATTATACTTCGGACAAAGCTCCCACTGTTCTTTATCTTTGAACCCGATGATTTTAATTGTACGCATAGGCGCACAGTCTTTTGCGACTTCTTTATTGTGGATCTCTACCAGACCCCAGTCTTGTAGTAAAGTCGCGATTGTATTTCTTCGTTGTACATCTCCAGTTTCTAGGTTAGACTTCTTACCGTCTAACATAAAAAGTTCTTTGAAGTGTACAATAAAATATCTACCCTGTTTATGAAGGATATGACAGGACTGGAAAAGTTTATTATCACGTCTGGAGGCGATACCAATACGTGTGAGAGTTTCCTTGACTTTCAAAAAGTCATCTGGTTCTGCCAGAATGATTTCCAACATCAACCCAGAGTTCCATTCTACAATATTATTTTCTTCCACCTTTATTCACCTTATCTTTTATAATAGTTAGTTGTGTGGCGGAGAGTAGTGGTAGGACTTGTCTTGCTTTGTCATTACTATATCCATAATACTCTTTCACCATTTCAATATCATTTTCTATCTCAGGTTTTACCCATTTAGAAAAACGTTTTCTTTTTCTAACTATATTTATAAGAAACTGATATTGTAACTTACTATCGATATGGTGATACCGATTCATCTCATTCGCTAATGCAACAGTGTCGGGGAAGTACGACAGACTGCGATTAATAACGAACGGGACATAACCCTTCTCATTACCTTCATATATATCTATCTTCGAGTGGTTTATGCTTTGTAAAAAATCAAACGGTGAGACGGTCTTCTTGTTTGCACCAGCCATTTTTGTAATCCTTCAAGTAAAAGTTGCGAAGTTTCACCAGATGTTCGGGTGATATCGCATCATTATATAATTTCATTGTAGTTCGGTTTTCATGTACTTCACTAATGTCACGTTCTATTGTACAGGCTTCTTGGAGGAAGTCAAGAAGTTTCGGTATCTCGCTAATATGATAAACCATATCATAATCATCGGGATGACCCATATACCAAGACTGTGTATAGAAGTGGCTATTTTTCACCAAACCCTGTTCCATATCATCAATAACTCGATCAATCTCTAGTGATATATCAGGTAAATCTCTTCCATTCTTAATGTAGAAAGCACGTGCGGATTGAATGAATTCACACGCAGATTTGAATCTATCAATCGGATCACGTCTTATAGCAATGCGATAAGAACCTTTTCTGAAGGGGAGATCGAATTGATCTGCATGTTTCTTCACCGATAAAACTCTATCAACGAGTCCCTGAACCTTTCTAGAATCCGAAGATCTACGAAGAGCCTCTTTCACGGAAGACATACCATTTTTAGGACATATCCTAACATCTATGTTATTAGGAAAATACAGTACATTGTCTGCCGGAGACATCTCGTAAATATCATTAAGCATTACATTTGACATACGGGTATTCCACACTTTCCAAGAAAGTCTATACCGTCTGTACTGCGCAAGTGCGGAGTACGGTAATAAACATTCTTGATACCTGATTGATATATTAGTTTAGCACAGTCTAAACACGGTGCCGTTGTAGTATATAGATCACTATTATAACACGATTCCGAGGATTGTGCAACCTTCGCAATCGCATTAGTTTCTGCGTGTAGAACTTCGTCTTTAGTGACTAGTTTCCTACCGTAACCTGTGTTGCCAGTCTTCACTTCATGTTCGCAGTTGTTGTCCCATCCACTAGGCATACCATTGTATCCGATAGAGATGATGCGGTTCTCTTTCACAATGACACAACCAACCTTCAGTCGGTTTGCAGAGGACAATTTTGCATATGTCTCTGCAACCACCATGTGCGCATCACTCCACTTAGACACCCGACACACTCGCGTTACAGATTTGGCTACCCAACACTCT